CCTTTGAGACCGGAACGCGGGCCAGAAGAATGGCTGCGCCGGGGCCTTCGTGGTGCCGAACTCGACCAGATGCGCATAGCGCACATCAGAATTGCCGGCCGTGACCGCCGCCGCGCCCTCGGGCACCGTGCGGATGCCGCCGGGGTGACTGTGCGCCGGGGTGTTCTTCGGGCCGATCGTGACCGCGACAGATCCCACAAGGTCGCCGGAATCCTCGGGCGCAAGCGCCTCGGCCGTCCGGGCTATTTCATCCGCCCCTCGTGCCGTCGCGGGGGCGAGGGCTTTGCGCGCGGCCTCGGGCATTGCCTTCATTTTGCGCTGAAAACCCTTGATCCCCTTCGACATCAGAACGTCCACTCGCGATATTCCGCGACGAGCTCGGCCAACCCGTGCGGCGGGGTTGCCACACTGTGACCGATGATCCCCGCCTCGCGCTGTTCAAACCACCAGGCGGCAAGCTGCAGAACCGCTTCGCGCAGGGGTTCGGGGACAGGGTCCTGATCCTCTCCACCGAAATGATCCTCGATCTTGAAGCCCAGCAAGCGCTCGATGTGTCCTTGCGCCGCCTGGACCTTCTGGTCGAGCATCACCTCATGCCCCGGCACGCCCTCAAGCCCCAGCTGATCCTCAAGATCATGGAAGCTCACGATCGCCATGGTTTAGACCGCAGCGGCGTTGACGCGGACCACGTTGCTGTTGATCCAAAGGGACGCGTTCAGCTTCATGACGTTGTTGGCGGTGTCGAGGGATTCGGACGCGCTGCCGACCGCCGCGACGAACAGCCGTTCGCTCGGCGTGCCGCCCGGAGGGGCGTCATTGAACTCGACCTTGAAAGAGTAATTCTCTTTCGTTTTCTCGGCAGCGATCAGTGCGAGTTGCCCGGCGTCCTGATAGTCGATGCCCATCACCACATCCATCGCGCCCGCGGATCGCGTGCCTTTCAGGCGGCGCGCCCGGCTGTCGGCAAGGCCCTCGAAGGTGACCTCCTCGGACGTGTCGCCAAAGCTGCCCAGCGATTCCGTCTCTTTTATTTCCGTCCAGGTTTCAGACGTGAAGTCAGTGTCAGTGAAGTCTGCGCTTTGGGTGCTCTTGGCTTCGCCGATGAACAGCTTGGCGCCAGCAGTTGCAAAGATCATGTCTTGATCCTCCTAAGGGTTGCGGCGCTCCAGCCGCTGTTTCGTTGAATCGTGGCAGTGTCCGCAAAGGGCCTGCCAGTTGCCGCGATCCCAAAAGAGCAAAGAATCGCCACGGTGTGGTGTGTGGTGATCGACGACGCTCGCCGGCGCGCTGCACATGACGCAGATCGGGTTGCGCCGCAGATAGGCTTTGCGCTCGCGGTCCCACGTGCCCGTGTATCCGCGCTGCGACGAGTTCGGTCGGGTCCGGTCGAACCGCGCCTTGCGCTCGGTGTCGCGTTTGCGCTCACAGGGGCAACGTGCGCCGCTGGCCACGCGGTTGCCGCATGCACACAGGCGGGGGGGCTTGCGTGGCATGGGGCGCTCCTATGTGTGGCCAGCGTTATCATCAGGCTGTCCCGTTCATCACGACGACGGGCTCTGCCAGCAGCAGCCGGCCCCCGACACGCCGCCGCGCGCGGATCTTGACGATGCCGCTATCAGCGCCGGTGTAATCGTCGCGCATGAGCTGCACGCCGGTGCGGTCCGCGATCGTATAGGCGGCGTTGAAGTCGCCCAGGGCGATCGGAACAGAACCATCCGCGAGATCGGCCATATCGACAGCCTCGACCACGGGGCGGCCCAGCAGGCGCGCAGGCGTGCCATCGGCCAGACCATCGCTCCAGAGGTTGCCCTTGACGGTCGTGTCGGCCGCCTTGCGGATCAGGCCCATCGTGGTCCTGTTCATCATCCACGCGGAGTTGCGGGCATATGCCGATTGCAGCTTGTAAAACAGGCTGATGACCGCCTCGATGATCGCCTCGTCGGCCGCGCCTGCCGCCAGATCCTGACCGGTGAACTTCGTGGGGTCTTCGAGAAAACCAAACGGCTTGCCGGCGCCATCGCCCGAAACGAAGGCGGTTGCCTCGGATGCTGCGAATTGCTCGGCGATCTGACCAGCGATGTAGGAAGGCAGATCGACGAAAGCATCCTCGACCAGTTGCTGCGACATCGGCACGATAACGGCCTGCTCGTGGGTTTCGATCTTGATCTGATCGAACACGGGTTGCGATTCCGGGCGTGCGCCGGTCTCCGTCACCCATCCGCCCGACAGCTTCGTGGTCACGACAGGGAACAACACCTCCGTGGTGCCGATCGCCATGACGCGTGCGGCCTGCCGCATCGGCGACATTTCGGTGATCTTCTTGATGATCTGCGTCGAGTACTCCGGCGCGACGACATACCCGCCGGCGGAACTGGTGCCGAGGTTCAGGTTCTTCTTGTCGTCCTCGTCGAGGCTCGCCATGCCGTTGCGCAGGAACGCGCCAAGGGCCTTTGCCTCGACCTCGGCCTTGGGGGCGTCCTGCGGGCCGGTGATCCGGTTCGCCTTGGCCTCGATCTTGTCCATGCGCTCGACCAGCTTGGTCGTGTCGGCCTTTTCCTCGACGCCCTTCAGCCGGTCGTCGATGTTCTTCTGAAGATCCTCCAGCGACTTGTTTACCAGTTCGACCGGATCGTCTTCTTCGCCCTTGATCTCGATGGCGCGGGCGAACGCCTGTGTATTCGTATGCTGCATCGTTACCTCTTGCAGTAATGGGCGGCTGCCCGGTTGATCGCCTCGGAAAGGCGGATTGCTTCGATGCCGGTCTTTGCGCTCGTAACGCGCGCGCCGGCGTGCATCGGGATCGCGACAAGGGACGCCTCGACCAGTTCAAGTTCGCTGATCGTGCGGCCGCCTCGGGCGCGGGGTGTTGATTTGCGGGTGATGAAACCGATGCTGATCCCGCGCACCGCGCCGGATTTCACCAGGGCGTTGACCTCGCGGGCCCGGGCCACGTCATTCACCAGAAGGCTGCCCTTGAGCATGAGCCCCTGATCAGTCTCTTTCGCCTCGGTCCATGAACCCACAGGATCGCTGCCGTCGTGACTGAACAGCATGGGAAGCGGGACGCGTGCGCCGGTGAAAGCGCCCTTTGTGATCATGTCGCCAACGCGGTCGGGTGCGTCGAAGGGCCATGCTATCCCCTCGATCTCGCCGCTGCCATCCGTGGCGAACTTGGTCTCGATGAACATGCGATCGGTCATGCAAGGGGATTCCTTGTGCTGGCCATGCCATCGACCTGCGCCTCGATCCACTTGGCGGCGCGCAGCACGCGGATGCAGTTCGCGGTGTTGAATGGCAGGGGCTCGCCGTCCTGCACGATCTCGAAGTCGAGAACACAGGCGGCCAAGGCGGCGATCCGGGCTTTCTCACGTTGCTCAGAGGTCACGCGGCCATCCTGATCGGCGATCTCGGCCAGATCATCGGCCAGCTTGAGCTCGGCCTTGCGCTGCGTCGTCGAGTCAGGGCCGGCAACGCGGAATCTCATGCCCGTTGGTTCGCCCTTCACCGGGTCCAGCAGGTCATGCCACGTTCCGCGCTCCTGATCGGCGGTGTCGTTCAGGACATCATTCAAGTCCATCATCCGCGCCTCCTGTTCTCTCCGGCTGCACGCCGCCGGTGTTCGGGTTCGCGTATTCCTCACCACCCTCGTAGGGCTGGAGATCAAGCCAGGCGCGGCCCTCGTTCGGGTTCAGAACGCGGCTGGAGATCAGGGAATTGATCGCCGTCGCTCGATCGTTCAGGTTCGCGCGGGTCAGGTCGTCGCGGTCGAAGTGAACACGGTACGTCTCGCGCTCGTCCTCGCTGAACAGCGCCTGCGTCAGGGCACCTTCGAGGGCGCGCAGCCAAGGCTCGAGGCTGTAAGACAGGAACTCGCGGCCCATGCTTTCGGCATTGCTCCACGTCGCGCGCTCGAGGTCGAACAGCATTTGCGGCGGGACACGGAACGCGCGGGCGATCTCGGTAATCTGAAATCTGCGGTTCTCAAGAAACTGCGAGTCAGTGCTGTTCAGCTGGAAGGGCACGAACTCGGCTCCGTCGAACAGGATCGCAGTGCGGCCGGTCGCGTTCTCGCCTTCATGCGTGGCCTGCCAGGCGGCGCGGGCCCGCTTGACCGCCTCCTCGCCCATGCCTTTCGGGAACATCAGCGCCCCGGATGGTCGCGCGCCGCGCCCGAACAGGCGGGCGGCGTGGCGCTCCAGAACCAGTGAAACCGCGATTGCCTCACGGGCGAGACTGACAGGCGACCGCCCGAACGGGCTCGTCACGTGGATCACGTCCTCCATCGGCACGCGGCGGCCTTGGAGTTGATAGCGGGGTTCGCGGGTCAGCTCGTCGTGTTGCACGAACATCGAGCCGCGTGGCGGATGAATGATCTCGGCGGGACGGCCGTCGCCGATGCGGTTGATCCATGCCAGCCCGCCCGCATCACTCAGCAGCGCGTCGGCGGTCAGGTCGCGCACCAGATTGTAAGCAGGCGTCCAGCCGTTCACCTGGCCGGTCAGCAGCCGTGCGACGGGGTGCTCGGGCGCGGGGCGCTGCGTTGCGCCATCGCGCTGCATGACCGTGAGATCGAGCGTGGCGGCGGCCTCACTGATTGCCCGCACGGCGGCGGACACGGCAGGGACGCGCAAGGCGCTTTCCGGGCCAATGTTGACGCCGCTGTTCGTCGGGGTCGATCCGAACAATTCGGTCAGCCAGCTTTCGGGGCTGGAAAGGTTCGATTTCTGCTCGACCTCGACGGTCTTGCGATTGAATGGCCATATCATCCTGCCATATTGACGGAAACGTGCACCTCACGTCAGATAGCAGGACGCAGGAAACCATTGGTTTTCATGGGTTTCCGTGAGGGCAGATCTCCAAATTCGGCAAATGTTGCGCGAGTGTCCCCGCGCCGGTACCCAAGGGCGGCCCAAAGTTCAGGACCACCCCCGGGGCCCATCACTCCGTCAGCTGGTCCAGTGCGCCCATGCTGTCGATCGCCTCGCGTGCCGTCTCCATTGCCGCCGCGATGATCATCTCTCGTGCGGTTGAGATGAACCGCAGATCCGTGTTCGAGGTCCAGAGCTTGAGCTGCCCGCCGCGGCGCACGAGCATCATGTTCTTGGCATGGACAGGAAACATCAGCACATCGAAGGTGGCGAGGATCTCGGCGCCGTCCTTGCCTTTTCGGGGCGGCATGCAAACGGCCATGTTGTTGATCTTCGGCTGGTCTGTCGTGTCGGTCATGTCACTTGCTCCTCAGCCATGCGTTGAGTTCTGATCGAAATGCGAAGTAGCTGATCCCATCGGGTCGATAGATCGGCACGTCGTGCATCCGTGCGAGGCGTCTTGCCTTGTCCACTGAAATGCCAAGGGCACTCGCGATACTGTTGAGGCCCCATAGCTTTTCGGGCCCTCCAGTGACGGCGTCGAAGCGCCAAGGGTCGAGGGGTGGATGATTGCTGCTCATGCTCAATCCTTTCTTGATTGGTCGTTGTTGATCGGCCGTGTAATTGTTGATGCCCTCTCGGCATTCTGAAGGCTGGCGTGCGTTCCTGTCCTGCGGATAGATGCCTGCCCCCTCCTACGCTGCAGAGGATGGTAATTAGATATGTCCCCCATTCGGGCACACTCAGAACGGCAAAAGCCGCGTTTCCGTATCCCATTCGGGCACACTTCATGACTTCACAGCGCGTAAGTGTGCCCTATTCGGACACACCACTGTGCCCGAATGGGGGGGTGGGTTCTGAATTTTCAGATTGCCCTTTCGGGCCGATCGAGGCTTAGGCCGATAGGCGGCGTACACGGTTACGGGATAGTCATGGCCATCTTGCCAAAGCTCCGGTTCTTTTGTTGGCGGGCGCTTTTCGGTCGGCAACATAGTCAAACGAAACGTCGCGGTCTTGCCTGTGCCGTCTGTGCCGCGCTGCCATGGGTTCGTTGCGACTATCCAGCCCTTGGCCTGCAGATCCGCGAGGGACGCGCCGGCCGTCTTGACGCTGCAGGCCATATCTGACGACAGGTCGCGCAGGCTGCGGAACACCTCGCCGTTATTGTTGCGGGCGGCCTTTGTGTCGGCAAAGCATCGCACCTGAAGGTGAAAATATGCGTCCCGCGCAGGGAAGGTCAGGGCTTGCCAGGCAGGCAACAGCCGGTGCGCGTGGATCCACTTCGTGAATTGCTGTTGACGCTTT